AAATGCCATTCAGCTCGTACTTGTAGAACATGGGCTAAAGGTGGTCCTATTGTAGAAGATACTATATCTTACGATTGGCAAGAACGTAAAGGAGAATGATATGATTAAACTATCAGACATATTAAAAGAAATAAATATCCAACAAAAAGATCAGTTAGGATCAGGACAAAGAAGCTCAGTATATCCTTATAACAAAGATCCCGAAAAAATAATAAAAACTGTTTCTGATTATGAGGATGATAATGAATTTGATTTAGAACAAATTAAAATATTCCAAAAACATCCTGATATATTTCCTTTGGTATATAAAGTAACTGATAAATATGCTATATTAGAAAAATTAAATGTAGATAAAGCATATGATGAAATGGTATCATTAACGCTTCAAGTACAAAAAACAAATAATGTTTTATCTAAGTTTATGCAAGATGAAAAATATGAATACGATGATTTAGCAGGTGTTTTATATAATTTTTTAAAAGAATATCCTGAAAGTGAATTAAATTCTTTATATAGTAAAATTAAAGATAGTAATAAACTTAAAACTTGGGTTTCTTTAATAAAAAAAGCTATAAATTTAATAAATAATGATTTAGATATTCATGGTGAACAATTTGGTTATAGTAAAGATGATAAATTAAAATTATTAGATTTTTAATAACCTCTTGTAAATGGTGTTCAAATTGATTTATGCCTAAAGGAGAATGAGACCCTACACTGATCTAGAAGTTACAGACCAATACATCATCCGAGAATTTACTGAAGACATTGATCCAATAGAGTTAATGTGGCATAAGGATGATGAAGATAGAACTATAGAGATTTTAGGAGAAACAGATTGGCAAATCCAACTCGATGATAGCTTGCCTACCTCTTTAAATGAACGTATATTTATACCCAGACATATGTGGCACCGAACTATTAAAGGAACGGGACCACTTAAAGTCAAAATACATTTAGACTGATTCATAGCCAGTCGCTTTATTAATAATTTTTGACAGCTGTGGCGTCACCAAATTTGGAGGCGTCACTTTTTTTTATTAACTTACGCACGATATGAAAGAAAAGAAAATTGTAATTGTAGGAGCAGGAGTTGCAGGAGTAAATGCAGCAACTAAACTTGTAGATCAAGGTTATCCTGGTGAACTAATCACAATCATTGATATGGGTAAAGACCCATACAAACGTAAACCTGAAGAAGTAATGACAGGTTTTCTAGGTGCAGGTGGTTGGTCTGATGGTAAACTTACTTATCACACTGCAATTGGAGGTCAATTGTCTAAGTATTGTGGTGAGGAAAAAGCAATGCAGTTGATGGATCAAGTAATCACCAATTTCAAGCGTTTCCACCCTAAACCAGAGGAAGTACAATGTTCAAATCCTGAAACAGAACCAGATTTTATCAAACCATATTTTGGTTTGCGTTTGTTTCCTGTATGGCACGTAGGTACAGATTATCTATCTGAGATTGGAAAGAATTGGTATGATTATTTAGTATCTAAAGGTGTACAATTCCATTGGGAGACTAAAGTATCCAATATCAATTTTAGACATAACGAAGTTATCATGAAATCAGTTAAACCTGAATTCGCAAATATGGATAACGATAGCATGTTTTATGATGAACTTATTTTTGGTGTAGGTAAATCAGGTATTGACTTTGCTCAACAACTCGCTCAACAATATGAACTACCAGACGAACCCAAATCAGTTCAGATTGGTGTTCGATTTGAAGCCCCACAAAAACATTTCCAGAAACTAATCGATGTATCATACGATTTTAAATTATATCGTAAGTTTGAAGATAAAGGTGTTTCACTTCGTTCATTCTGTACAAACAACAATGCTGCTTATGTTGCTGTAGAAGAAACATATGGTGATCACAGCTACAATGGTCACGCTAAAAAAGACATGCGTTACCGAAACGACATGACTAACTTTGGCATCTTGATGGAAATCAATGGTATTGAAGATCCATTTGCTTGGTCACGTGATGTAGTAAATAAGCTTCAATTCAATGGTACTGGTTTGTATTACTCACCAACTCGAGTTCCCTCTAAAACATCTGAAGGTAACAATGTTACAGCTTTCCAAATCGATAATTTGAGTGGTGTAGAAAATGTGATGGGTGAGTATTGGACTTACATTATGGACTTTATCGAGGATATGAAAAAAGTATTCCCAACACTACAAGACGATTGGGGAATTTACATTCCAGAAGTAAAATACCTTTCACCTGAACCACTTGTAAACTATCGCAACTTGTCTCTAACCAAGTTCCCAAATGTACACTTTGTAGGAGATGCACTTTCAGCTCGTGGTATTACAGTTTCGGGAGCTCAGGCAATATACGTTGCCGAAGACATTCTTTCTTATTACCTTCGCGATACCGAATATCCAGAATTTATTAGCCATTACGTAGCATGAAAAAACAAACAATTTACGAAGAGCGTCGAATGAAGTCAAAAGGCGCATACCATTATTTCTTTAAAGAAAGCGGAAGTGATGCTTGGAAATACCACAACTGGGAAGGACCAGCAGTAGAACCAGTTGATGAAGATTCTGAACTTAAAAAAGAATATTATTTGTATGGTAAGCAATTAACTATAGAAGAGTGGACTGATGCTCGCAAAAATAGAGAAGGTTTGCCTTGGTATAAAAATCCCTCAATGCGAGGAACAACAAGATTCTAATATGAGAGAACATTCACTTCAAGCTCAACCTTATGAAGGTAAACGAGTAGAGAAAGCTTGGGGCTATGAGCTTTGGATTATTAATAATGAACTCTATTGTGGTAAACTTTTAGTATTCAAACAAGGTAAACAATTTTCAATGCACTACCATCTGCTTAAAGATGAGGCATGGTATGTTTCTGAGGGAGTGTTTAATTACAAATATATTGATACTGAAACAGCTACTGAAGTTGAAATGATCATTGAAAAAGGAACTTGCATTCACCTCCTCCCAGGACAACCTCACCAACTCTTGGCTTTAACAGAAGGAGCCACTATATTTGAGGTATCAACCCAACATTTTGATTCAGATAGTTACAGAGTAAAACCAGGAGATTCACAGATATGAAAATAGGTTTTTGTGGTACAATGAGTGTAGGTAAAACTACACTCGTCAACGCACTTAAAGAACTTCCAGAGTTCAAAGATTACACATTTAGAACAGAACGCTCAAAGTACTTAATGGAGTTAGGTATTCCATTAAACACTGACTCAACATTAAAAGGTCAATGTGTATTTTTAGCTGAACGTGCTAGCGAATTAATGCAAGAAAATATCATTACTGATCGTACTATAGTTGATATTATAGCATTTACTGGAGCTGCTAAATCAATCAATCACCATGAAGCTAAAGATTTTATTCAATTAGCAATTAATCTTCTTTCAGAATATGATTACATATTTTATGTTTCTCCTGAAGGAGTAAAAATGGAAGATAATGGTGTCCGTGAAACCGATCTTAAATATCGTGATTTAATTGATTTTATTATTCAAAATTTTATTTCTAAGTATAGATATAAAATTAAAAACTTACATACCATAAAAGGTAATACTGAAGAACGTGTAAAACAGGTAAAAGAAGCGTTGTCTTTATAATATTTATAAAGAAAACAAACGAATGTCATTTTTTAAAAACATACAATCTGTTGTTATTGTTGCTCTAGTAATAACAATCTTTTTGTTAAGACAATGTAACCCAAGTCAGCCTGTAGGGGATGAAGTAGTAATTAAAACTGAAGTAAAGTGGGATACTATAAAAAAAGAAGTACCTAAATACATCCCTAAATTAGTATCAAAAACCGAAATAGATATTGATACTTTTTCTACTCCCATAGATACTACAGCTATATTAAAAAATTACTATTCAATTGTATATTATGAAGATTATCAAGAATTAGATAGTCTTACTTTAACCATAAAAGATTCAATCACTCAAAATAGAATTTATTTAAGATTATTAGAATATAAAATAGCATACCCTACAAAAACTATAACAAAAGAAATTTACAAAAATAAAAGAGAATTTTTTGTTGGTTTAGGAATGGCAGGGAATAGAGAGCAAATACAATATTTTGGTGGAGAATTATTATACAAAAATAAAAAACGTCAAGCATTTGGTGCCGGAATCGGGATTAATCAAAATTTAGTCCCTACAATATCTGGTAGAATGTATTGGAAATTAGGAAAATGAGTGATAGTAATTTAAGACAAATAATCCAACAAGAATACATTAAATGTGCTACTGACCCAGCACATTTTATGCGTAAATATTGTTATATTCAACACCCCCAAAGAGGTAGAGTTCAATTTAATCTATACCCTTTCCAAGGTAAAGTATTAACACTTTGGAGAGATAATCCTTACTCTGTTGTACTTAAATCTCGCCAGCTAGGTATCTCAACTCTAGCAGCAGGTTATTCTCTATGGTTAATGTTGTTCCATAAAGATAAAAACGTACTTTGTATTGCAACCAAGCAGGAAACAGCTAAAAACATGGTAACGAAAGTTAAATTCATGTTTGATAACTTACCTTCTTGGTTACAAATAAAAGCAGAAGAAAATAACAAACTAACCCTAAGATTAAGTAACGGTTCTCAAATTAAAGCAACTTCAGCATCAAGTGATGCTGGTCGATCAGAAGCAGTATCTTTGCTAATTGTCGATGAGGCTGCCTTTATTGAACAAATTGGAGAAATATGGGCATCAGCACAACAAACACTAGCAACGGGTGGTGGAGCAATAGTACTCTCCACCCCTTATGGAACTGGAAACTGGTTCCACCAGACTTGGGTGAAAGCGGAAGCGAGCGAGAACGACTTTTTACCTATCAAGTTACCTTGGTACGTACACCCTGAACGAGACGAGGCTTGGAGAAAACGACAAGATGAACTTCTAGGTGATCCTAGATTAGCAGCACAAGAATGTGACTGTGACTTCTCAACTTCAGGTGATGTTGTATTTTATCCTGAATGGCTTGAATTTATAGCTCAAACTACTATAAAAGATCCTTTAGAAAGAAGAGGAGCGGACCAAAATTATTGGGTATGGGAACCTGCTGATTATACTCGGGATTATATGGTTGTAGCTGACGTTGCTAGAGGTGATGGTAAAGATAGTTCTGCATTTCACGTGATTGATATCGCTACAAATACTCAAGTTGCTGAATATAAAGGACAATTACCAACAAAAGAATATGGTTATTTTCTTGTAGGTGTAGCTACTGAATATAATAATGCTCTTTTAGTAGTAGAAAATGCAACTGTAGGTTGGGCGACTATTGAAGCTATAATAGAGCGTGGTTATAGAAATTTATACCACTCACCTAAGAGTGATCAAATGACAGCAGAGTCGTATCTTAAAACATGGGAAGGAGATTCAAATCTAACCCCAGGTTTTACAATGTCTTTAAGAACACGTCCTTTAGTAGTAAACAAATTTAGAGAGTATATTGGAGATCGTTCTGTAACTGTTCACTCAAAGCGTTTACTAGAGGAAATGAAAGTATTTGTATGGAAGAATGGTAGACCAGAAGCACAAACA